TTGGATGGCAACAGCTTCCGGTTCGAGGTGCTGGCGCTGTCGGCGGAGGCGCATCTCGATCTTGGCGCGATGCTCGGCGCGCCTCTGCTGCTTGAACTGCTGACCTCCGATACCGGCTATCGTCCCTTCCACGCCCACGTCACCGCATGCGAGCGGGTGGGGAGCAATGGTGGACTGGCGCGCTACCGGCTCGTGCTCGAGCCCTGGCTTGCGTTCCTGCGTCATCGCGTCGACAGCTACGTGCTCCAGGACATGACGGTGATGGACATCGTCGAGGACGTGCTGGCCGACTACGCCGGGGCCGGACCATTGGTCCCAGCATGGCGCTGGGATCTGGCGGATCGCGGGATCTACGCGCGGCGCAGCCTGACCACGCAGTACCAGGAGAGCGACTTCGCTTTCCTCCAGCGCCTGCTGGCCGAGGAGGGCATCTACACCTGGTTCGAGCATGAGGGAGACGCTGCCTCGGAGACTCGCGGTGCCCACACGCTGGTGCTGGCCGACCATGCCGACGCGTTCCTGAAACTGCGTAGATCGCACGAGTGCGCATGCATCTGTGCACTAGAAATTCGCTGTACACCTGTGAGTGCGTGGGATGTACTCGGAAAGCGCGGGCGCGGGGCACCAAAAAATGCGGTGCCCATGGACGAGGACGGATTCGTCGATCCGCACACCACACGAAGCCCCGCGTGCGCGGTGGCGGTCCACTTCTTGACTTCGCATAATGTACATTATGTAATGTTCTGGCCTGTGTGGGGCCGAAGCACTGCAAGTGACTGACTCTAAAAGCGTTCCGCCCTGTTGTGTTCGCGGGGTGTTTACAGTTGGTGTCACTAAAACCGATTTATGTTGATCTTCTGGACCGCTACGCCACGTTCCTACGGGTCTGCGGGCGGTCGCCGAAGACGGTGCTGGCGTACACGGCGGTGGTCGCGCGGTTCCTGCCGGTGCAGGAAGACGGCCACGCCGATGACCCGGTGCGTCGGTACCTGCGTGCACGTGGCAACTCGCTGGCGGCGAACTCGGTGAATCTGGAGATCTCGGCGCTGCGGTCGTGGTTCGCCTGGCGGCACATGGTCGATCCCGCGGGCTGGCAGCCGTCCGGCTGGCCGCGTATGCGCCGGGCGCCCGAACGGCTGGTGCGCGCCCTGGACGATCACGAAATGGGCGTGCTGCTGGCGGCGCCCGATCTGGCGACGTTCGTCGGCCTGCGCGACCACCTGATCATGGCCACGCTGTACCAGTGCGGGCTGCGGGCCAGCGAGCTCGCCGGCCTGCAGCTGGGCGACGTTCTGCTGGATGGCCTGCTGCACGTGCGCGGCAAGGGCAACAAGTACCGGCTGGTGCCGTTCGGCGGCCAATGGCACGGGCTGCTGCAGACCTATCTGCAGCAGCGCGCGGCGCAGAAGCCCGGCAAGCGGTCTGCGCTGTTCCTGACCGCCCAGGGCCGGCCGCTGCGCGACGGGCGCAGCGTGTGGGTGATCGTCAACCGGTACGCGCGCCGATCGCTGGGGCTGGGCTGCGGCTTCTCGCGCGTCGAAGCCTACGCCCGTGGGCGGCCCTGGCAGGGCCATTACCCGCACCTGCTGCGCGCCGCGTTCGCCACCGAGCTGATGAAGAACGGGCTGGACATCATGTCCATCGCGCAGTTGCTGGGGCACGACAGCCCCGAGACCACCACGCGCTATCTGGGCGTCGACATGGGCACCCTGCGCGCGGCTGCGGCGCATCACCCGCGCGCCAAGCGGGTCACTGAGTGACCGCCGTGCGGCGTCAGAACGGCAAGTCATCGTCATTGAACTGCGTCTCGAGGTTGGAGGTGGTCGGGGTGTCGCCAGGCGGGGACGAGTCGGTTGGCGCTCCCCTGCCCCGGTGCTCGCGCCGTGTCTCGGTGTGCTCGCCGGTGCTGTGCCAGGTGATGCCGCCGCGCTCGGCATAGATCCATGTCGAGTAGCGATCGCTGCCGTCGCTGGCCTGCCACTTCTCGGTGCGCAACTTGCCTTCGACGGTGATCAGGCGACCGGTTGTGAGGTACTTGGCGGCGTTCTGCGCGTCGCTGCCGAACGCCTTGATGCGCAGCCATTCGGTGTGCTCGATGCGTTCGCCCTGCTTGTCCAGCCACCGGTCGGTCACGGCGATGCGCATTTCGGCGACGAAGCCGCCGCCTTCGGGCGCCTTGGTCACGGGTGCGGCGCCGAGGTGTCCGGTGGCGATGACCTTCTGGTGGCCGCTCATGCGCGCGCGCCTGCGGTTGCCTTCTCGCGCCTCTCCCGATCCGGCAGCGGCCGCAGCCGCGCCAGCAGCGCGTCGTATTGCGTGCTGGTGAGGTGCAGCGTGCTGTCGGCGCCGACGGCGCTCAGGTGCATGCGGTAGGTGGGTTCGTCCAGGCCTTTGCGGCCGTGGACGTAGCGGCGCAGGGCCAGCACGCGGACCTTGGTCATCGCGAACGGGGCGGCGAGGTTCACGCCGCAGCACGTGCGCTCGTTGGTTTCGACGCCGCAGGCTGGGCAGACGCGAGCCATCACGCCTCCCCGTCCGTGCTCTCCGAGGTCATCGCTTCGTTGACGGCGTCCACTGGCGTATCTGTGTCGCTCCATCGCTTAACGCCGTCACGGCCGATATACCAGTGGCGCGCGGTCCCGGTCTGCAAGTCGTAGGTGGTGCCGAATCCTCCGATGATGGCCATCACGCCTCCCCGCCATCGCGCGCCGCCAAGGTGTCGGTCGCAGCTTTCCAGGCGTCAGCCGAGACCGGCGGGATTCCGATCGTCGGTGATCCGATTACCCATGTTGCTCCGTACGCCGCGCCTGGGAAGTTGAAGCGGGCGTGCAGCACGTCAGATCTGCCGGTGGCGCCTGCGCCCGGGTTGTCGCAGTTGTAGCCACGGAACGCCACGATGTCGGTCGCGAACGGGAACTTCGCCAACACGGCACTTTCTGCGGCGGACTGGTCGCGCGCCTTGGCCTCTGCGACCTCGCGCGTGCGCCGCTCATCACCGTCCTTGCACGTGTGATTCCAATAGACGCGGCGGCCAACGTAGATCGGAGCCATCGGGTTCAGCGCGCCATCGTCACCGTCATCCTCGTAGTGCGTTTGCCCTACGTCGCTGTCGATCTTTCGCTCACAGCCGCACGCGCACGTCTGCCACCAGCCGCCGATTTCGATGCAAAGCTGTAGCGGCACAGGGCCGGGTGCATAGCTGTCTGCCCACGGCGCGCGCCGGCATGAAACGTCGCCAAACTCGGCGTCCATCTCGTTGGCGCCCTCGCGTCGTGCCTCCACGTTTCGATCGGCGAACCTGAGGCAGATGTTCCCGTCGCCGCTGTCGTCCTCCACCACATATGCCTTGAGTGACGTCGGTCCACCTGCATCCGTCGCGCCGCTCATGCCTGCACCCGCCCTGCACCGCGGCGCGCCCGGCTGTCCGGTGACCGCGCCGGCGGCGTGTAGCGGCCCAGATGCACCGCCCCGTCGTAGCCCACGCGTTCCAGCGCGTCGATGGTGATGGCGTTGATGCACGCCAGGTGCGCGCCGGCGATGCGTTCGCAGTCGCGGGCCATGCGGTCATGCTGCTGGCGCTGGGCGGGGTTGAGGCCTTCGGTGGTGCGCAGGGTCTTGGCCATGGCCAGCAGGCGCTGGCCGTGGACGTCGGCGCATTCGGCCATCTGCGTGGGCGTCAGGGGCTCGCGGCGCCGCGCTGCGCGCAGCAGCGCGGGCGTGGCGAGCAGGTACAGCAGGCCGAAGATGCCGGCGATCTCGAGCAGGCTCATGCGCGCACCGCCTTGGCCGACATGACGCCCCGGCCGGGGTGTGCCGGCAGCAGCGTGCGCTGCTGGCTGGCGAGGCGGTATTCGGCCACGTGGCTGGTGCTGCCGTCGCGATTACGCACGGTGATCTGCCGGCTTTCGATGGTGTAGCCGGCGGCGCGCAGGTCGAACACGCGGGCGCTGGCGCGCATGATGCCGAGCTGCTGGAGCATCTGCATGGCCGTCATCGGGCCGTTGCGTAGGGCGGCGATCAGCTTGCGGTTCTGCTTGTCGGACATGGTGGGCTCCTAGACGCTGTAGGGCATGACGATGTGGCCGCTGCGGTCGATGTCGCCGTTGTGCGGCAGCAGGACCATCGGGCCGGCTGCGGTGGGCGGATGCAGCGCGACCAGGTCGCTGTCGAGCACGCTCAGCACGTCGAGCAGATATTTGGCGTTGGCTCCGCGCTCGATCTCGGCCCCCGGTGTGGACACGTCCGCCAGCGGCACGGTGTCCATGTTTTCGCGCTTGCGATCACTCAGGGCGAGCTCGCCGTCGTGGATCGACAGGATTAGCAGCGCACCGATTTTTTCGCTGATGAACGGCATGAACCGGCGCAACGCAGCCACCAGCAGGCGACGTTCCACCACCAGCGGGTCGCGTGGGTTGGCGGGGAACAGTTGATCGATACCGGGCAGCACCGAATCGAAGCAGCGCACGGTGACCGACAGGCCCGGCCGTTCGATGCGCAGCAGGCCAGCGCGCTGATTGAGGCCGGTGCCCACTTCGCGCGCCATGCAGTTCTTGGCCACCAGCACGCGGGCGCCCTCCTCCAGCGCGCTGAGCACGTGGTTGACCTGCCGCGCGGGGATGCATGCGGTGGGGCCGTCGTAATCCAGCATCACGCGCGCAGCGCGGTGGCCGTCGGTGGCCCACACCTTGCCCGGCTGCAGGTTCACCACCTGGCAGAACGGGCGCACGTCGTCGGGCTTGGCAGCGTACTGCACCTGGGCAATGGCCTCGCGCAGTTGCAGGGGGTCAACGATGATGGCGGTGAACTGCGCATTTTCGGCCGAGGGGAAATCTTCAGGCGGCAGCACGGGCACGCTGTAGCGACTGCGGCCCCGGCGCACATCGCCTTCGCCGCCGATCGTGATGCTGCCTTCCGCGGCTGCGGCGGCGGTCAGCAGGCCGGCGTGCAGCAATGCGGTGCCGGGTTCGGTCACTTCGGCATCGAGGCCCACGCGCACGTAGATTTCGGTATCGGTGGTCTCGATGGTCAAGCGGTCGCCCGAGGCCTGCAGCAAGGCGTGCGTGAGCACGGGCATGGTGGTGGTGCGGGCGGCGGCGCTGGATTTCAGCGCGCCAGCCAGTGCGGTTGCGGACACGGTGGCGCGCATCAGACGGTCTCCATCTGCAGGTTGAGGGGTTGCTGGGTAACAGGCTTGGTCGCCACGTGCGTGTGGTAGGAATCGACGATCTGTTGTGCCCATTCCAGGTCGATGACCCGGCCGCAGACCTCGCGGCTTTCGTCGTCGTCTCCCATGCGCCAGAGCAGCTGTCCGTTGAGGTCAAGCTGCAGGACGCGTTCGTCGGCCTCGCCGTCGTCGAGTTCGTCGACGTCGTCGCGCTCGCCGAAGTTGAGCGCCGCCAGGCGGCCGCCCAGTCGTTCGCCGCTGAGCAGACAGGTTCTGTAGCCGCGGTGCACTGGGTGGTCATGGCGGGCGCGATGCAACAACTCCATCGCGTCCGCAAGATCCCAATCGCCCACCTGCGCACGCGCCATGGCGATGCGCTGCATTTCGGTCATGTGCATCAGCCGACCCTCCGCACAGCGGCCACGTGCGCCTTCGGCACCGGCCTGCCATTGATGCGCGACCAGTTGCTGATCGCCATTTCGCGCTGGGCGCACGTGTTGCCGCGGCAGCACGGGCATTCCACGTACAGACCACCGCCGAAGTGCGGGCCGCGCAGGTCCTGCATCAGCCGCGCGGCGTGGCCGTCGCGGCAGGCATCGGCCGCGGGAAGCGTTTCGATCATGCGATGCATGGGCGGAGCCCTCCGATGGGCGCGCCGTTGACGGCGGGCCAGATGGGTTGCAGTGCGGATGTGGATTCGTTGACGCGCTCGCGCCCCAAGGGCGACTGCGCCAGTGCTGCGCGGCGCGCAGCCGTTTCCGGGTTGATCTTGCGCAGCACCGGCGGGCGTCCAGGGCGGAGGGTGCGGTTCAATGCGCGCCCCGCTCCGCACAGCAGCTGACCAGTGGCGATCATGTCGCTGATGGTCGTCTGCGCACTGCGCATGCTCAGCCCGCGGGCCATCAATCGCGCGACCAGCGCAGTGCGTCCAGGCGCGCCCATGGCGACCACTTCCGAATACACGTCGTGGCGAATGCTCATGCCCGCACCTCCGGCAGCGATGCCTGTGTGCGCACGGCATTGCGCTGCACTTCCGCGGCGTGGGCGCCGTAGACGTTGACGGTGGTGGCCTTGCAGGCGTGTCGCGCGAGGGCGCTGCCGACGTCGAGGCCCAGCTTCTCCACCACGTCGCCCACGCGGCGGTGGCGGAACAGGTGTGGGTGCAGTTCGGGGATGCCGACCGCGGCGCCGCGCTTGCGGACGATGGTGTAGAGCAGGTGCCGGGACACGCGCTGGCCGCGGCCGTTGACGAACAGTGCGTGCTCGCCATCCTTTGCCAATTGCGGCCGCACCTGCAGCCAGGCGCGCACGGCGGAGACGGTCTGCGGTTCAATGCCGACGGTCTCCATGCCGCCGTCGCTGTCGCCCTTGGGCCGCACGTGCACGCGCAGGCTGTTGACCTGCACGGTGTAGAGCGGCGTGCGGGCGGTGCCGCGCGGGCGGTCGGGGATGTCCAGGCCCACCACTTCACCGGCACGCAGCGCGGCGTCGAGCAGCAGCATCAGCATGGCGCGGTCGCGCAGGTCCACCGGTGCAGCAGTGCCGATGGCTTCGATTACCGGCACCAGTGCGGCCATCTCCGGCGAGATGACGCGGCGCGGGCGGAACTTGATGCGCACCTCGCTGGACGGGTTGTGGCGGATGTAGCCCATCGCCTCCGCCCAGGCGAAGAACACCCGCACGCTGCTGGCCTTGCGCGAGGCCGTGCGCCGGCCCCAGCCCAGGTGCAGCACGCCGTCGTCCAGCCAGCGGTTGATGTGCTGCTCGCTGGCCAGCTGCACCAGGGTGATGTCGAACTGCGCGAGGTAGGTGCGGAAGTGGGTGACGTCCGCGCCGTAGGCCGACAGCGTATTGAGACTGGCGCCGCGTGCGCGGCGGTGGTCCAGCCATTCGGTCTGCAGGGTGGCGAGATCGCCGGGGACCATCTGCGCGCGGCGCGGGAATGGGGTGATGGACATCAGGTGCCCTCCCCGACATCGCGCGGCGTCAGGACGGCGGATTCGATGAACGCGACGGCCTCCGCACTGTTGGAGAAGAATTCGATCTCGTCGTCGAGTTCCGGACCGAAGACGATCTCCCACTGCGGGACCATTTCCCCGGGCGTAGCCGTCCATGAATAGTCCGCTGACACGATGGTGATGCCGCGCTTCTTCGCGGCTCGCAAGATTTCGCGCTTAGCCACGGCCCACCTCCCGCTCTGGCGCTACGGGTGCGTCTGCGAAGGCGGCGGATTGCTGGCTGACCGGTCGCATGTCTTGGACATCGACGGTCCCGCGAACGATCGCGTCGATCTCCGCGCACGGCCACGGCACGTCTGTGTCCCGACTGCGGTGCTGGGCCATCGCCTCGGCGAGCGTGTAGCGGCCTGCCTGATCCAATCGGGTGACGTAACCGTTCCCCTTTGGAGCCCACCACAGCGGGCAGTTGCCCACGTAGCTGCGTGAGTCCTGGATGTAGAACAGCCCGTCATCCGACACCGCCGCGCTCGGAGACGCAATGCCGAGTTGGCCCTGGCAGTCGCCGGACATCGCGTCGGCGCGCAGCGTCGCGATGATGGCCAGCTGCTCTTGGCTCAGGCCGGCCAGCAGCGCGGGCTTCGTGTCGTGATCCCACACGTCGAGCGCACAAAGCTGCTGCGCCAGCCAGATCGCGCGGGGGTGTGTGTTGATCTTCTTCTGGACTGCGAAGCCCGACGCCCGGTGGGTGACATGCCACGTATCCCATTCATGGCGCCCGTTCGAATAGCTCAGCGTCTCGTCGTCGCTGAGCCCGATGTGTACGAAGAATGGTCCGACATCGAATCCGGTGACGAGACGCTTCGCGGAGTGCGGGTTCGCATGGGCTTCCGGCAGCTCGGGGAACATGCGCTGCACTGCGGTGATGGTCGTCATGGCCGTCACTCCGCCTTCGACAGCTTGAGGGCCGGGGTCAGCACCGCGAACACCCGCCGCAGTTCGCCGGTCATCAGCGCGAAGCGGGCGTCGAGTTCGGCGCGCAGGTCGTCGTTGTCGGTGTGGTCCAGCGAATCGAGCGCGCCGTCGAGCAGGCGGAACTGGCGCAGCACCAGGTCTTCGCCGAGGTGGAACGACACGTGGTCGTCGAGGTTGAGCGCCAGGCGCGTGACCTGCTTGCCGGCCTCGAGGTGGCGGGCGATCTCGTCGCTGCGCAGGTCCTGATCGGTGCAGCGCACGGTGGCGCCGTGGTCGCTGGGGTCCTTGAGCACGCAGGCTTCGCCGAGGGTCACGCCGTCGGGCAGCGGTTCGCCGGCCACCCAGCCGGTCATCACGCCGCGCGGCGAGACTTCAGCGTTGAGCGGCAGCGCGGGGAAGCTGCCGAGCGCGGTGCGCACATGCGACACCACGTGTTCGGCGGCCTTGCGGCTGGACGTGTTCACCGCCACCACGCCCAGGCGCGTATCGATGAGGGCGTCGATGCGCGTGGGCTTGACCATCGCCCGCGGCAGCAGGTCCTGCAGCAGATCGTCCTTCATCTGCTTGCGCATCTTGCCGCCGGGCTTGCGGCCCTGCGTTGTCTCGAAGTCCTCGATGCGGCGCATGAGCTCGGCGTTGACCACCGGGCCGGGGAGAAGCTTCTCTTCGCCGCCGAGGGTGATCCAGAGCGCGCCGTTGCACTCGGGCGCCAGCGCCTCGGCATCGCGGCCGTGCGGCGGCACGAAGCCGGTGGATGCGAGTTCCAGCGGGCCGACGGGCTTGAGCGGGAACTCCGCCAGGCGCGTGGCGAGTTCGGACAGATCCAGCGCGGTGGGGAATGCGGACAGGGTGAGGTTTCGGAAGAACATGGTTTAGCCCTCCCCGTCTGCGTTGAAGATCATGGTCGGGCGGTCGGTGGTGGTGACTTGGCCGTCATGCGCCTGCCAGTACTCGGCGGGCGCGAACGACACGCTGTCGCACTTCACCGCGTAGAAGATCTGGCAGCCGGCGATGACGACGTTGCCGATTTCGACGTACCAGTTGGTGGAGCGCGCATTGGTCTTGATTCCGAGCGTTTCGACATCCGACTGCACGGCTTTCACCGTGCCGTGCACCGCGCGGTACTCGCGCCCGTCCGGGCCGAGGAAGAAGTTCTGCGTGGTCAGCAGCACTTTGTCGCCGACGTTGATGAGGGTTCGCATGGGTCAGGCCTCCATTTCGACGGTTGAGCCGCTGGTGGCTGCTGCGTGGTGAGTGTCGTAAGCGATGACGGCATGCGCGATGGCGTACATGCGCCACACCAGGTGGAAGCTGTATTCCTCGAGCTCGCTCGCGCTTTCCCAGAAATCAGCGAGGCGGAAGCTCTTGAACGCCTCGAAACCCGGATCGCCCGCGCCGCCGTAGCCCTCATACTCCTCGGGCTCGAATTCCATGCCCGCCTCGATTACTTCGCGCACGTCTTCGCCGCGCACCTGGGACGTCAAATGGCGCCACAGCATGTCGGCGAGTTCCTTGCCCTCGTGGATTTCCTCCAGGTCGATCTCGGCCATGAAGTCGTCGAACCGCTCTTTAAGCACCACCTCAAGCCGATCCGCCGCAAAGACCTTGGCGCTGCCGTCGTTGGCAACCAGTTTCTCGGCCCAGTAGCCGGTGTTGATGTACAACCGATCCGGGTTGTCGGCCTGCCACTTCTGGTCTGCGCGGAAGAACTCCAACATGTCCGGGAGTCGCGAGAACACAGAGGCGCCCATGTCGCCGCTGATGGCGAGGTAGCCCGGCCACGTGACGATGTTGAAGCTGTAGCAGCTGGTGCCGGGTTTACTGAAACGAAGGTGCCGGTGCGTGCCGGAATCCAGCACGATCTCCATCTGGTGCTCGGCGGTGCCCTTCCGGAACCGCTCCAGGCTGCAGGCGCGCTCGACCATCACTGCCCCCTCCCCTGCTCCGCCATCACCACCGGCACGACGGGCGTGGCCTGGGCGTGGGCGTCGGCCATCTGCGGCACGCGCCACGACGCAATGCACAGCGTCAGGGCGGCGCACGCCACCAGTGCGACGTTGTCGAAGCGGTCGGCTTGCTGCCGCCGCTGGTCTGTGTTCTGCTTCTCCACGGTCACTCTCCTTTCCGGTCAGGGATCACGAAGCCATCGGCGTTGCTGCGCCGGTGGCTTCCTCGTTTGCGGGGAACTGCTCGTCGTTGACGAACCGCGCGATGCGGGTGGCCTCGGCTTCGGTGGCGAACGCCACCACCTGGTCGGGCCGGGTATTGCTGTGCAGCACTTCGGGTGCGCCGAGCGGCTTGCCGACGGCGTCGAGATTCGGATAGCGCACCAGGCGCCAGCGGGTGCCGCCCGGCACGGACGCGGCGAACCAGCGATCGAAGCGACCGGCGTGCGGATTGTCCGGCTGGCTGCGCAGAGAGACGGCCATCAGGGGTACACCCGCGCAAAGCGATCGGTGCGCACGTAGGTCTTTCGCCGCACGTCGTACTCGGCATTTCCGGGCGCGAGTTCCAGATACGCGGACAGGTCAGCGCTGGCCTGTGGCACCGAGATTCCGAAGTAGTCCACCAACGCGGCACGATTGAAGTGCCCGTACTGCTGGAGCAGGAAGTCGATCAGTCGCAAGCGCTGCTCGACGGCATAGCTGCGGCGCGCGCCCATCAGTGCGCCCTCGCCGGCGGCGCGTACTGGCCGATGGCGGTGGTCAGCTGCGTGCTGAGGGTCACGCAGGCGCCCATCACCTTGTTCACCGCGTCGAGTGCGGGCACCAGGTGCGGTGCGTCGGCGGCATCGACGGTGCCGTTTTCCAGAATCGGGGCGATGGCCTGCACCGCGCCCGCGGCCTTGCGCATCAGCGCGCAGGCGGTGGTGATCTGGCCGGCGGCATCGGCATGCGCGGGCGGCTTGCGGGCCAGCAGCAGGCCGTGGCGATCGAGCAGCGCGGTGAGCAGGCGGCAGCGCCAGTCCTCGGGCAGCGCGGCGATCAGCGCGTCCTCGATGTCGGCGACCAGCTTGTGATCGCCGATCAGCATGCGCTTGACGGTCTGCGTATTGAGGCGCGCGAAGTCCTCCACCTCGTCGGCCGTGCTGGCGACGTGGAACTTGAGGATGCGATCGGTCACCTGTGTGGTGTCGTGGTAGTGCGTGACCACGGCATCGACGTAGGCGTTCCAGGTCAACGTGGTGGCGTTGATGGCGGCCATGACGAGTTCGCCGATCAGCTGGCTTTTGGTGGGGCGGATGCTCATGCGGCACCGCCGGCACTACTGCGCAGACCGCTTTCTTTTAGGCACTGAGGGCACAGACACGTCTCACCGTCGTAGGTGAGCCCCCATCCGGCACCAATGGCCTCATCCATTGCCGCGTCGATGTCAGCATCCGCTGGAACGGGCCACGAGGCGTCGCAGCAGTCGCAGAGCAAGTCATCGGAAAGAATGTCGTGCGGGCTCATGCGGCACCGCCTGCAACGTTGGCGAGCGCAGTGATGCGGCTTGCAACAGCGTCCTCGTAGGCCGCGCCGATTTCGTCGACGTCCCCATCGTTTTTTTCGTCAGCTGTGGCGCTATCCCAAGCACGCCGCCGCAGGTCATAAACGTGATCGGCTGTGATCAGGCGCGCCGTGCACGCACGTGCTTTGACAGCATCTGCGTGCAGCGCGGTGAGGTCCGCAAGTTCCCGCTCGTAATCAGCGACGCGCCCCTCGGCAACCATCCCTTCCAGCGCAGCCTTCTCATGCGCCCGCTCTGCGACGTAGCGATCAAGAACGTTCAGAACGTTGATGCCGCTCACGCCACCTTGGTCATGCGCGTCTCCGGCGTGAGAATCGATGCGCAGACGCGCGGCCGCGCGGCATGCGCAGGGCTGCGCTTGCAGTCCTTCGTCGTATCCTGCGAACCACGCGTCTGCGTTGGGCGTGCCCACTTCGTATGGGTTGAGCGACAAACCCACACCGCGCGCCACCATCAGCGCGGCACGCCAGCCCGCCTGATACTGCGTGCTGCGCGGCGTTGATCCGCGGCCAAAGCGCTTGCGCATCGCAGCGTCGATATCGCCGCCGCTCACGCCAGCTTCTCCAGCACCACACCCAGTTCGCGCGCCGTCGCGGCGCGGTTCGCCGCATCGCGCTTCTGCCGCAGTTCGCGCATGGCCTGGCGCGCATCGGCGCGCTCGGCGGGCGTGAGGTCGAACTCCAGTGCGCGCAGCGAGGCCGCGTGATCGGGCGTGCGGCCCGGCGCCGGCACACGCGGGGTCAGCGTGTCCCAGCGCGTCACAGGCCACCGTCCCGCTGCAGGTGCTGCAGTGCGGACTGGCGATCGATGATCAGGTCATGGATGCGCGCGTAGATGGTGGTGGCGTCGCCCTGCATGGCGCAGGTGCGGGCGTTGCTGAGCGCCGCGATTTCGGCGTGCAGCACCATGCGGGCCACGTTGAGGTCGCCGCCGGCGGCGCGGGTGCGGGCCGTCAGCCCGACGTTGCCGCAGACGTTGCCGGGCGTGCTGTGGGTGTTGGATTCGAGAGTGTTCATTGGCATGCCGCCTCCGCGGCGATATGCGGGGCCACGTGGACATTGGTCAGGCGATCGAGCAGATCGGTGCGACGCGCCTGCGCAGCGACGAAGCGGGCGGATGCCTGACGCAACGCATCCGCATCGAGATCAATCCAGCCGCGCTCTGCAACGCGGCGTGTGAGCTGCGTCAGCGCCTCACGTACGGCGTCGTGCTCCCGGTCTGCCACCAGCAGCGCCAACAGCAGGTGGTCGGGGGCGTGCCGGGGATTGTTCGCCGAGCGCCATCCGGTGATGCGCCCGGTCACGTCGAGGACGAGATTGCACTCATTGAGCAAGGTGGTTTTCATGCGTCCGCCGCCTCCGAAACCGGCGGTTCTGGTACGTCGGGGAGCGGTGGCAGATGCTTGAGCCCGTCATGCGAACTCACCACCCTGCTCACCGCCTTACGTGTCCACTTCGGGCCGCCCATCGGGGCGGCGATGTGATTGGCGTGCAAGGCATCGACGATGCTCTGCAGGCTGTCGCCCTGCCCCGCCATGGCAGCGATGCGCTCGCGCATGGGCCAGTGGCGGGGGCAGCGGTACAGCCGCCCGTCCTGCACCACGCAGCCGAAGGGCGTATTGCCGTTGGGCTTGCCGGCGGCGCGCAGGCCGCGGCTGACGGCGAGGTTGCGTTCGCAGGTCTGCTCGCGCTCCAGCTGCGCGCGGCCCAGCCACACGGTGAGGATGAAGCGGCCCATGGCCGTGGTGCTGTCCAGCATTTCGGTCACCGACTGCATGCGCATGCCGGGCTGGCCGTCGAGGCCGATCAGGGTGTTCAGCCCGTCCTGCGTATCGCGGAACAGGCGGTCCAGGGAGACGGACACCACCACGTCGGCCTCGTTGCTGCGCATGCGCTCCAGCAGCACCGCCCCGCCCTTCCGCTTCGCCAGCGGCTTGCCGGCGCTCACGCCTTCATCGATCACCAGATCGACCAGCGTCATGTCCTTCGCCACGCACCACGCGGCAATGCGCTCGCGCTGCTGCTGCAGGCTGTGGCCCGTGGCCGCCTGCTCCGCCGTGCTGACGCGGATGTAGCCGAGGGCGCGCATCAGGCGGCCTGCCCGGATTCGGTGGCGATCTGTTGCAGGTAGGCGTTGAGCTTGAAGTGCGGGCGCAGCGCGGCGTTGAGCCCGGCCAGCTTGCGGCTGTCGGGCAGCGACTCGCCCCGCTCCCAGCCGGAAACCGAGGCAACGGTGACGCCCAGACGCTCGCCCAGTTGACGCTGGGTGAGGCCTTTTTTCAGGCGGGCGACGCAAATCAGGGAGGGCTGTACGGTGTCCATGCGCTTAGTACAGCACTGCCGTACACGATGTGTCAAGCATTGCCGTACACGAAAGCTGTACAGGGGTGCCAGACTTTCGGGATGAACACCTTTGGCGATCGAATGCGTGCTGCGCGCAAAGCGCTCGGCAAGACGCAGGACGTCATCGCCGACGAGATCGAGGTCACGAAGTCCGCGGTCTCGGCATGGGAAACGAACCGCGAGAAGCCCGGCTTCGACAAGCTGCCGCGCCTGCGCGCCGCGCTGGAAACCAGCCTGGACGAACTGGTGTGCGGCGATGCCGCGGCGGCGCGCCTCGCCCAGCAGGCCACGGCCATTGCCGAGGGCCGCATGGAGTATCGGCAGCCCGACAGCAAGGCGGCGATTTCGCCCGAAGAGACGCGCCTGTTACGGTTGTGGCGCGAGCTGGACGCGGGCAAGCGGACGGCGTTGTTGAAGCTGCTGGGGTAGCAGCCGCCAAGACCAAAGGAGGGGGCATGGCACTGACGCAATGCGAAGAATGCGGGCGCGAGATCAGCGACCGGGCGGTGGCGTGTCCGCACTGTGGTGTGCCGCGCGCAACCGCGACGGCCAACACCGCGCCGCCGCCCGCCCCGCGTGCCGCGGCGCGCCCCACGCCCCCAGCGAAGCCCGCGGGTAGTCTGTGGCCTGTGATCCTGGTGCTCGCGTGCATCGCCATTGCGCTGTCGCAGTGTGGTGATTCGAAAGCACCGGACAGCGCTGCACCCGCGGCAACGACCCCGCCCCCAAGTCAAACGCTCAGCGACCCGGCCGTAGAGGGCGCCGCCATCGCCAAGTTCACGGGCATGCCCGGCATCCGCCACGCGGAATGGCTGGATGGGGATTTCCTGCTGGCGGCGGTGGACAACGGCAAGTCGTGGCAGCCGGTGGCCGAGGCGGCGTGCGCGCACCTGCATAGCGCGGGCAAGCGCGGGCGGTTCTCGGTGGTAGTGCTGGAGGCCGCTGCGCTACGGAACAAGAACTGGAAGCAGATGGCGCGTGCGCGGTGTAATTGATCGGCGCGCGAGGATGCCCGAGCTCTGAGGCTGTTGAATCCCAAGGGTCAAGATGACTGCCACATACGAAACTGTCCTCACCGAGCTGCGTGATATCCATCGTCGAATCGAGGCGATCCGCAGTGCTGGGCGCCGATATGAGGCCGACGCACGATCTGATGTCGAACACGAGGCTTTAGACCTACGGGAACTGAAAGACAGCATCACGCACGGTGCGCGTCCGTCGGCGCGCGAGCGAAAAGCCGCCGAGGAAAACCGACCGCTTCACCTGTTTCAAGCAGCGATGCACAAGCTGCTGTGCGAATGCCAACTGGCGCACGTGCGCTCGGATTTATCCCCGAAGTATTGGTCGCGGCGCTTGGGCGAAGTGGCGTCGGAGACCCGTCACTGGATTGATAGGATCGAGAAAGAAAGCGGGACCGCCTAGCGCCTGTCCTGCGCCATCACGTGCCGGCGTTCTCTGCCCGCACCCGTCCCCGACACTCCATGCTCACCCGATCATGGAACGCGGCCAGGCCATAGAGCCACAGCAGCCCTTCCACCCACGCGCTGTACTCAGGGTGCGATGTCGGGACTGGCGGCACCGGGGCCGGCGGTGGCGGGTCGCACGCTGCCTCGGATCTGGGCGTTGACGTCGGCGCGGGTGGCCGTGTGCTCGCGCACGATGCCATCAGGCACGCGAGTGCAATCGCCAGGCACTTCGACGGTGCGGATGCGTTCGATGACTTCATGGCTTTGGCTCGTGATGGCGTAGGCGCCGGTGGCGCGCTGGGTGGCGGTGTCGTCGGCGATGCTGTCGATGGCGGCGTCGCGCTTGGCGAGTTTCTGGGCGGGGGCGATGGCGGCGGTGGCGGTGTCGCGTTCGCAGGCGGTGCGCTCGGCGCGCTTGCCGGCCCAGTAGCCCAAGCCGCCGGTGAGCGTGGCCAGCCCGAGTGCGCCGGCGATGAGCCAGCCGAGGATGGCGTTCACGACACGCTGCCCTGCGGTTCGATGCCGGTGGTCAGGGCGACCAGCAGCCAGGAGAACATCTGCTTGTTGCGATCGCTGCTGCCCACCAGGCCGGTCCAGTTGCAGTTGATGATGTGCACGCCCACATCGGCCCAGCGGCCGGCCTCGAGCGCGGCCCACAGCTCGGGCATGTCGCGCACGCGTTCGGGGCCGATGGTCTCGGCCAGGGCGTAGAGCGCGGCCAGGCGCAGGGTGCTGACCTGCCCTTTCGCCAGTGCGGTGAACACGCGTTCCTGCAGCACCGTGCGCGCCAGCTGCAGGTTGCTGCGCAACAGCAGGTCCGCCACGTTGACGGGCATGGGGCGTTTGTCGACGGGGTGATTCCAGCCGACGCGGTTCACGCCGTGCTGGTCGACCTTCGGGAATGCCTGCATGTCGAAGTGCCTCTTGATGATCAGCGCGGCCTGCTGCGCAGCGCGCTGCGTCTCCACGGTGATGCGCTGTTCGAAGTCTTCCGCAGGGCTCACGGCGACTCCGGTGGCTTGCACGACGCCTGGCCGCGCAAGGTGGCCGCAGCTGCCGCGACCATGCGATGCATCAGTGGCCCGCCAAGCCCTGCCACGACGCCCAGCAGAACGCCCAACAGCGTGGGGAGCTGGACGTACATGGTCACGATGCCTACCAGCAACACAAACGCCTCGATGCCGAGCGTGCGGGCGTGCGCGGGGAAACGCGCCGAGTGCGGAACATGCGTGCGCAGGGATGCGACCACCAGCGTGGACAGCCCCAGCGCCAACAGGAACGACGCCAGGCCGAGCGGCATGTCGGCGCTGACCAGCCGCAGGAACAGCCACGCCGCATGGAGCGATTCGACGAAGCCTTTGCCGTGCGTCGCTACGGCGGCCAGCATGGCGGCTGCGGCAGCGTAGAGGGAGGGTTTGACGTAGCTCATAGTCCGAGCGCCGCCCTCGCCTGGGCGTAGTAGCCGGTCCACTTGCGGCGCAGGGTCTCGCGTTGTGCGGTGTTGCCGTTGGTCCAGGCGCCGGGGCGCCACTCGCGCAGGTAGAGCTGAAACGCGCCCTCGACATCGCCCACGGCAGGCAACGCGTGCGGGTTGGTCAGCAGCAGCAGGCGGGCGAAGCACGCTGCCAGCCAGTCATTGGCATGCAGCGCGCTGTAGACGGCGTCGACGGTGGGCGCCACGGCCATGCGCCGGCACACCTCGGCGGCCAGCGTGCGCGAGGCCGGGTGCGTGAGCACGCCCCGTACGCCACCGCCGCGTTCGAACTGCCACAGCCCGCGTGCGGCGCCCATTGCTAGCGGCCTGGTCCGGTCGAAGACCTGCCAGCGGTGGTGGAAGTCGGCTTCCTGCCCGCAGATGGCCAGCAGGATGACGCGTGCGGCGGGCGTGTCCAGGCGCTCGGGCAGTGCCTCGAACGCGGGCGTGAGCACGGTGCGGTCAATCAGGGCCGCGGGCGATTCGACCGGCGGCGCCGGTGAGGGTGTTGCATTGCGCGTGGCGCTGCCCCACAGACCATCGACCGCGCCGGGGCTGAACCCGGCATCGACGAGCATCTGCTGTACCTGCTTGATGGACATCGACGCATCCGCCGGAAGATGCCCCCATTGCACCGCCGGGCCCTGCTGGCGTCGCCCCCTGTGCTGACGCTGCACTGGATCAGAAGGGCTTTCTGCCTCTCCGCGGCCTTCGTGGGTCCGGCTTGATCTCAACCTTGGGCAGCGATGCCCGGTACTCGGCCTCGATCCGGGCCGAATCCACCCGGTTGTTCACCTCGCGCAGGGCGTCGGCGCCCCACTTGCGCATCCAGGCCTCGACGTAGCGCCGCCCACCCGTCGTCGTCGCCAAGCGTCGCCTGTGCGTGTGACCCTCGCTGTAGCAGCGCGTCCGCACCTCCACGCTGCCGTCCGGCTCCGGTGTGATCCGGGCGATCGGCAGGCCGCGGTACCGCAGCTCGTCGCCGTACGCTTCGATGTGCCATTCGGGCGGCGGGTGGTCCATGGCCGGAATGGTACGCCGGCGGCACTTAACCCTTCGAAGCGCGTGGCAGCTGAGCCAGTAACGCACCGGCCGGGTCACGCCAGCCAAAGCTGTCCTGCAGTTTCTGCATCTCCATGCGGTTCTGTTCCCTCGCGTCTTCCAGTCGTTCGGAATGAACGCGCGCCAGGTCGCTGACCGCACGCGCTTGGGCGGCTGTGATCATTCGTGTGTGTCCTTCGCCAGGAGGGGGAGATCCAGACCCAACTGCTGCCGCGCCCGGCGCGTGTAGGCAGCCTTGATCCCGAGCACGATGTGCGCCGCCGAGATCGGGCCGAGCGGTGTGTCGTACACCTCGGCGAGCAGCTCCTCGACGGTACTCTCGACGCGCGGGCCCATCGACTCGCCGCGCTTCATCGTGCCGCTGTAGTGCCACCACTGGGTGTGGAACACGGCTTTGCCGTTGTTCGAAGGCGTGCCGTCCTCGTTGGGCGTGAAGAAAAACTCCGCGCGCATGGCGTAGAGCACGTCTGCATTCGTGCCGTCGAGATCCACGACGACATCCTCGGGGGCGAACAGCTGTGCGGGGGCAGTGTCGGTCATGCGTTACTCCATGCTCTCGATCGATTGGTACTGGTTCTGGACCATTGCCGGCGTGGTGCCTGGGTTGGTCACGCTGTGCGCCTGTCGGGAGAGGCTGACGACGCGGGTTCGGTACTCGCGCTTCCGCACACTTGCCGCATCGGTGGCGCTGATCTGCCCATTGATCGACCACTGAATCACGCTCGGCCCATCGGACAGATTCGTCACCTCCACGCCGCCCATAAGCGGCTGTTCGGCCAGGGTGACGAAAGACTCCCATGCGGTGTCGTCGGCATTCCGGTAGCGGCGTTCCAGCAACACCGTGGCGCGCGTCGAGCCGGTGCCCAGGGTGATGTTGCTGGTCGCGCCGTTGTACGCCTGGACCGCTGAGTAGTTGAAGCGCCCCTGCACCGCGACCGCCTTGGTCTTGGTGTTGATCGTGCCAGTGGACACTGTGGCGGTCGTGCTGACCGTCGTGTTGCTCTCGAACGCGCGCAGCACGCCTTGCAGCACTTCACCCGCGAAGTAGCCCGTGCCGACGCTGTCGAGCCAGAAGAGTCCGTTGGCCTTGGTGCAGTTCGCCGCGCCGACGTTCGGGCCTGCCCACATCATCAGGTCGCCGGTGCCAAAGTTCGACCCCAGCAAAAGCTGGGCGCCGGCGAAGTACGCCCGCAGATGGCCATTCTCCCAGTCAAGCCCGGCACTCCCGCTGCTGATCACGCGGAACACGCTTGCGATGATCGAGAACACCGACCGAGTGCCGTCGTTCTCGTTTACCGTGCCGGACACGTTGCCGTTCACGTCGAGCACAACAGTGTTCTTTGCGCGGGCGGCGGTGGTCACGCTGTTGGGCATGACGGCTTCTACGTCATCGACCACGTAGGCCGCCGTTGTCACGGTATTGGTCGTTGCCATCTCAAATTGGGCATACGCAGCCTCGGCCGGCACGGTGATACTCCCCGGAACTAGCGCCCAAGAGGTCGTCGCCGAGGTTGTACTGCAGTTAGTTCCCACATACGAAATTTCGGTCTTGTTGGAGCGAAACCAACGCACGTTGATCCGACAATAGCCGTTTGGAACCGCGCTACCCCTGCGCACCCAAAATTGCAAGGGGATGGTGTCACCCACTTTCACAGGGGTCATGGCACCTGAATTACGAGCATGTCCTGGTGTTGCCGAACCGAACATCGTCAGACAGTTCGCGCCGGTCCGCGGGTTGTTAATCCCCAACGAAATCGACGCGGAAGAGAACGACCACATGCCAGCTGCAGGAGACTCGAAACTCGGGTCCAAGATTGCGTTGCCGCTTGTTGCGCTGGCGCTGACCTCCGACAGATTGGTGATGCTGGCACTCTGCCCGTTGACCTGCACGCTGACGCTGGCCAAGTCCTGCGCGACCGCACCGGTAGCAGTGGCAGCCGCCTGCGACGCCGCAAGTACGCTGGCGGCGGACGCAAGCTGCCCGGTACTGTCGGACATGCGCGCTTCAATGAGCCCGGTGCGAATCGACTGCGCCAGGTCTGCGGAGGTCGATGCCTGCTCGACCGCAGCGACGCTGGCCGACGATGCGAGCGTCCCGTCTTTGATGCCGATGCTGATCGAGCGCACATCGACGATCGATGCGGCACCGCCGTCAAAGTCGAAGCGCAGCCGTGTAATTGTGCTGGAATTCCAGTCGGCATCGGTGGACAGATTCCACTCGATCATCGTCCAGTCGGAGGCGCCGCCGCCTCGGCTTGGTGTCTTGTCGCTGACGGCCGAATTCGCCATCTGAAAGGTGTGCGAAGGCGTGGCCCAGAACAACCGCCCATCCCACGCAGAGTCGCCGGAACGGCGACGCACCAGCGCGCGCACGACGTTAGCTGTTTTCCCATCAATCTCGAAGATGGGAGTGACGAAGTTCGGATCATTCGCCGTCGCAGTGACTGCCGTTGCGCCGAAGTTCGATGGCGCGACGAACGACGATAGGCTGGCGTTGGCGACGCTGAATCCGTTGTAGCCGGGGCTGGCGTTGACGAACTGCCACGACTTCACCGCCGCAAAGTTCGGCGCGGCCACGGCGGCCTCGGTGACCGTGATGCGCTGGCTCAATCCGGTGTCCGCATCCGCGCGTGCGGTCTCCTCTGCGATCAGCCGTGCACGCGTGGCCGGTAGCCCGGTCGTGGCGTCGGTGACCTGCGCCTGCAGGGTTTCGCGAGCTGTCACCTCTGCCGACAGCGCGCCCAGGTTGGCGGCGTCGGCCGTGGCGCGCGCAGTCCGCTCGCTGTACATCAGGCCGGTGGCCACGCCGGCAACGTCCGTGCCTTCGTAGGCGCCGCGCAACTGTGCCGCAAGCGTGTTCCGCTGCGTGGCCTCCGCCGAGTCCCCCGCGATGCGGGCTGTGCGCTCTTCCTGCAATGCGGCGACGCCTGCGCCTGGTGTCGGCCTGCCGATTGCGATCCAGTCGATCAGGAAGTAGCTTGCAGCCGTCTGCGCCGTCGACACGAGCAGGCGCACACGGCGCACTGTGGCCGGCCACCAGGCAATGTCGCGGAAATCGATCGTGGCCACGCCGTTGGCATCGAACGTGGGTTCGGGGATGGTCGCCTGCTTGGCGGTGTTGAACACGTTGTCAGTGGTGGTGGTCCACTGCACCGCGCCCCGCCAGGCCGGCGCGCCCACCCGGCGAATGCGCAGCTTCGCGAACCGGTAGGCGCTGCCGTCGATGCCCAGGTTGTCGGGCGACTGGACGTAGGGTGCACTGGCGTGATTCGCCGGGCGCAGCCAGCCATCGACCACCGTGGGTGTGCCGTTGCCCGACCATGCCTCCAGATCCGTGTCGAAGTACCAGATGCGCGCCGGGTCGAACTGCTCGCCAGTGCCGGCGCTGATCTGCGCGATCTCCTGCGCCAGCGATTCGTCCGCTGACTGCATGATCGTCTGCAGGTTGGTGATCGCCGTGCCGCGGTTCGTCGCTTCCTGCAGCACGGCATCGGCCAGCGCCGCGTCGCCATCGGCTCGCACCAACGCCTCGTCGGCGAGCGCTTGCGCGCGCGCGAGTGACTCGGCCGCAATGGCGCTCGCATTGGCAAGCGCTGCCTGCGCACTGTCATAGATGGCTTGGTCGAGACGCGCCTGCTCTTCGACCTGACGCTGTGTGATCTCGTCTAGCGACTCGCCGATGCCGCCGATCTGCTCGCCCAGGTTCTTCCCGAGCGTCTTGGTCAGCACGCGCATGCCCGTCGACAGCGTGCCGCTGGTGTTGCGCGAGCGCGCGGCGAACGTCCATTGCCCGGACTCGGGGATGACCGCCTCGAAGGGCGCCGTGTGATAGCCGTCCTCGCCTACCGGCGTCATCGCTTCCCACTCGGGCGCAGGCACGTTGCCGGCGACATACCGGATCTCCACGCCCGCGAAGTCGGCCGACTGCGTGGTGCCAGTCAGCCATCCCCAGGTGTAAAGCCGCACGCCGCCGCTGCGCTCTTCGACGTCGAACAGGTCGACCAGCACCGGCGGGGCGTCGGCGCCGATCGTGCTGTAGATCGTGGCCACGGCCACGCCGGGCTGGCCGTCGGGCGAGAACGGGCGAACGACGACCTGGTACGTGCCGGCGCCGGGGATGCGCCACGCCGCGGTGCGCGTGGTGGTGCGCGCGACTTCCTCGAGCTCGCCGTTCTCGTTGCTCATCTGGACGACGACGTCGCCGACCGGGCCGGTGATCTCGAACGAGGCGACCAGTTCAGTGAATACCGTGTCGCCCTGCACTACCTGGCGCTCCGAGATGCCGAGGTTCGAGGCGATCGGGCGCGTCTGCAGCAGGCTCTCGTTCGGCGCCGGGATGTACTCGCCGGTCAGCACGTAGTGCCAGAACTCGGGGCTCTCCGGAACGACTGCCACGCGCGCGCCCTTGAGATCGCTCTCCGGCTCGATCGCGACCACGCGCACGCGGTAGCCGGGCGTGGCCTTGAAGTCGTAGCACCAGAGCGTGTCGTGCGCAGGGTTGCCCGCAGTGTCGCCAGGCAACGGCGCGTCGTTCGGCCACGCGCTGGTCAGCGTGAGCGAGTTGCTCTCACCGGTGAACGCCTGCACGCCGAACACGCGGTAGGTGCGCTCGCCCGGGATGCGCAAACCGATGTATGCAGACCCAGCAGGCGGCGCGCGCACCGGCTCGTCCAGTGCCAGCGACACCACGCCGCCGACGATCGAGGCGCCGCGCAGGCGGCCGCTGAAGCCCCACTGCGTGAGGTCGTGCGACAGCGACAGCAGCGACAGGCGCTGGTAGCTGAGATGCTCGATGTCGGTGGCGAAGCTGATGTCCTTGTATTGGTACAGGGACTGCGCCAAGTGCCAGCGCCCGAGCATCGCCGCGTGCCACTCATGTCCGACGCCCTCCAGCGCGATCTGCGCCGGGTTGAGCATCGTTGTGACGCCGGGGGCGGGGATTCGGATGGTCCGGGTCTCCCAGGCCTCGACATCGAAGTAGGTCACCTCGACGCCATCGGCGGCGTTGGCCAGCGTGTAGTCGACCTGGAACTCGCCCTTCTTGATCGTGGCCATGTTGACCACGCCGGAGAGCGGTTGATCAACAGCGGCCCACACCACAGAGAGCCGGCCGCCGGCCCACGTCACCTGGCCGAAGCCGGCCGCCGCGAGGGAGTTCACCATCTCGTCGTGGCTGCGCGCGTCCTTGACGACGTAGTTGTATTCGAAGCTGTTCGCCGCGCAGTGCAGCATGAACGCCTGCAGGGCGGCGATGTCGATCATGTCGTCGGTCAGGCCGATGCCGCCGATGCGGTGCCCCTTTTCGTCGGTGATGCCGCGGGAGTACTGCAGGATCTGCGCGCCGGGGTTGCTTGTCTCCTCGGTGACCCAGCCGGTGCCCGGGCCCTTCCACACAGGGATTGGCCGGCTATGCACCACGCAGCGCAGCTCGTCTGGCGCGCCGTTGAGCTGGCCGGTCGCCTTGATGCGTACGCCGATGCGCGGGATGCCGGCATAGGTGGCGGTGTCCGCCTGCACCGCGGTCATCGTGGTCCAGTTCCACTGCGATCGACCGTTCGATCCACCGCCATCCACCGCGCGTCCGCGAATGCGCACGCGCACGTCGTACTGGCCCTCGGCAACGTCGCGGGACAGCGTCGCGCGCTTGGGGTCGTAGCTGCTGTTGGCGAAGTCGCGCGAGATCAGCGGAAGCCAGTTCGTCGTGCCGACCGGGCGGAACTGCGACTCGACCGTCTCGACGTTGAGATACGGCTTCTGCTTGCTCGTCATGTCGCCGAGGATGTATTCGAGGTTGATCTGCACTCGAACGGTTCCTGCCGGCGTTGTCCGCTGCACCCACGTCTGGTTCTTGTTGAGCTCGCCACCCGTGATGGTGTCGGCATTGCTGTACAGCGGGATCTGCTGCTGCGCCAGGGCGGGGAAGCCGGACTGGAAGACTTGCACGCCCTGGAACGACGACAGCAGCGCGTCACCATTGAACAACGGTTCGAAGCTGTGCGCATTGATGCCCGGCGTCAGCACCATGCCCAGATATTGATCGTCGCCCTCGTACCAGTTGTACGGTGCGCTGACGATGTCGGGCGCGAACTTCACCGTGCCGAAGACCAGCGGCAGCGGTTGGTACTGGCGGGCCTGATTGCGACCGGCGCCGATGTTGTAGACCGTCTGCTGCTGCGCCTGTCCGCCGCTGCTCGCCGGCTTCGGCCCGAGCACCTTGTTGATCAGGATCGATCCAGCGACGAACGCCGCGGCGTAGACCGCAGTGGCGGCCATGCCGGTGGCACCGAGCGCGCCGGCCCAAGCCGCACCGGCGCCCATCGTGAAGTACGTCAGCGCAATCATCGCGACGATGTAGAGCGCCTGCTTGCGCACGACGCCGCGCACCTCGATGACGGTGCCGTCCTTCGGCCGCACGCGGTCCATCACCTCCACCGGCATCAGCACACCGTTGATGCGGACCTCCCACGCGTCGCCGGTCCAGTCCGGCACCGAGCGGCGCAGGAACGCGCCCAGCGTCTCGCCGGGGATCAACTCCGCCGCGATGTTGGTCTGCCCTTCCAGCGTCACCGGGTGCGGCGTGGTGATCAGCTGGCCGTGGCCAGCCGGGCATTCCATCAGGCCCATGTGTAGTAACCCTCGATTGGAGCGCCGAAGTCCGGCAGGTCGCGGACGCGGTGCAGCACGCTGCAGCCGTTGCGCTCGTTGCAATGCAGCACCCAGCCCTCATGGGCGAGATGGAAGTAGACGCCGACGTGTGCGGCGCGACCTCGCTCGAACATCAGCACCAGATCGCCATCGTTTGGTGCGTCTGTGCGCACGCCGTATGGCTTCGACAGTTCGCCCAAGGCGGCCTGCCCGCGCGCGCCGCGGGGGCGGCCGTTCGGTAGCGTGACCTCACGCCCGAACAGGTCGCGCTCCACCAGCACCACGCAGTCGGCGCAGTCGAACGTGTCTTCGCAGTAGGGGATTTCGGTGTACCGCTCCACCTCGGCCAGCCGCATCAGAACAGCCCCGGCGAATTGAACGGGTTGTAGCGAAGCCGCACGGCCTGCTGCCGCATGAGGAAGTCGACGCCCAACTGGGCCGTCACCTGGCCGGTTCCGGCAGACACGTTGGTCATCGGTAGGCGGTACGTGCGCTCGTAGACATCCGGGTTGGCGCGGTCGGTGAGGCGCAGCACGCACATCACCAACTCGTTGGGCTGTAGCGCTTCGAGGTCCTGTGTCATGCCCAGGCCCACGTTGTCGATCACCAACTGCGACCGCGGCGTCTGGCCTGGGGCATCGGTGGGCAACTTGAATCCGAATGGGCACGCGATGTACTCCAGCCCGTTGCTGGTGCAGTTCTGCGTGTCGTTGACCAACCGAAGTGTTTCGGGGATCGACGGCGCGCTGATTTCCAACAGCAGTATTGGCGCCGTGTCCTTCGGGTCGAAGTTGCGTTGGCGCCGTTCAGTGAACGTGCTCACCGCAGGTACTCCAGCACCACGTCCCGGGTCGAGCGGGTGTAGCGCGGGTTCCTCGGAACAAGCGTGCCGATGTTGCCGCCCCGGAACCGCCCACGATGCGTCGTGCCGGTTCGGGGATGTACGAAATCGAACTCGCCGATGCGCTTGATCGTGTCGAAATACCAGTCTTCGAAGCCAACTGCGGAAGCCTTGCTGCTGAACAACAGCGTCGCGTTCACCTGCATCAGGACCTGAGAGTTCAGCACGCGCTGTTTTGGCAGGCCGCGTTCCATTTCGGTTCGCTCGACCGACGGATCAAACGCCTCGCCGAAGCCCTGGAACAGGATGTGCACATCGGGCGGGAACACAGCCATCAGACGCGATCCCGCACATCGAACCGCTGCTTGATGTCGCCCGCCCACGCGCCGCCAGCCAGCTGCTCGCGGCCAATGTCGATGACGTACTTGCGCATCAGCTCCCCGTTGGCGCCCATGCTTGTCTGCTCCCGCGCTTCCACGCGATCGCTGCCGTAGTTGTTGATCTCGATGCGGGCTGGTGGCGCGCTGACCATGCCACCGCCACCGGAGGCGGCCGCGGTCGCTGGCACCACGACACCGTCGGCGCCTGGCAGGAGGAAGGTTTTGGTGCCCTGCCGCAGAAGTTCAGGCCGGCCTTGCTCGGTGACCTCGTAGATGCCCTGTCCGCGCACGCCGCCACCCGTGGCGCGCCCGCCACCGAAAGCACCCGCGACCGAGGACCACAGCGAACCCCAGAACCCTGTGCCACCGCCCGCCGCGCCCGCGCCGCCGGCACTGCCGAACCCTTCCATCAGTTTGCTGGCCACGAGGTCCGCGGCCATCTGCAGCAGCAGGCTCTTCCAGCGTTCCTGGATGCGATCGGCGTTGCCGCTGAAGACGTCGAACAAGTCGTCGCCCATGCGCATCTGCGTGCCTTCCGCAAAGTCCTCCATCAGCATCTTCATGCTGGGGAAGTTGCGGCGCGCGGACTCTTCGGCGGCGTCAAGCTCGGCGCGGGATTCGGAGATGAGGCGGTTCCACGTGTCCTGATCGATCGCACCGCGCGCCAGTGCGGCGGTGTATTCGTCCTGCAGGGCGCGCATGCGCTCGAGCGGGCTGTAGAGGGATTCGCTCAGCGCCAGGCCTTCGCGGCGCACGGCGTCCAGGCGCTGCTGGGCGTCTCGGGCTTCCGCCAGCTGCAGGATCTCGCGCTGCCGCGGTTCGGACATGGCGGCCAGTGCGCCGTTCGCGATCGAGTAGTGGATACGCGCGGCTTCGGTGGCGTCGTTCTGCAGCGCAATCTGTTCGCGGTACGAGGCGGTGGTGCGCTCGAACAGCTGGGTGAGCTGCTCTTCGGCGCGGCGCTGTTCGTCGCGGGCGCGCTTGGCGGTCTGCGCGCCCTTGGTCGCCGACTCATCGGCGCCGATGCGCTTGACCAGCGCGTCGTAGCTGCTGTTGATCGCCGCGCGTTCGGTGTCGTTGGTGGCGCTGGCCAGCGCCTTCTCGCGGTTGAGTTCGGCCAGTGCCGTGCGCGACAGGCCGTAGGCGGCGGCCTGCTGCTTGACTGCGTCGATCTCCTTCTGGATTTCCGGATTGACCAGATCACCGGTGCCGGTGCGCTGGCGGTTGGCGCCGCCGGTGACGGCGGAGAACTGCGGCGCCACCGTGGTGTTGAGCTCGGTGCGGTTGCGGTTGCGGATCTCCGTCATCAGGCCGGTGCGTTCGGCCTGCAGGCGGTTGAGCACGTCGCGGCGGCCGCTCGGCGTCACCGTGGAACCGGGCAGCGGCTGCCCGCGCGTGCTGTTACCGGCCTCGATATCGCGGATCAGCTGCCCGACCACGCCCAGGCGCTTGTTCAAGCTGTCCAGATCGGCGTCGGTACGCTGCAGCGCACCGCTGCCCAGGGCGCGCATCTTGTTCCACTCGCCCATGTACTGGCCGAGCAGTCCGATGCCCTGTAGCAATTCGGCACTGACCGATGCGACGCCCTGCACCATGGTGCCGAACGCCTGGCGCGTGGCCGGGTCTTCCAGCACGGACACCAGCGCTTCGATGCCCTGCCGCGCGCCTTCCAGACTGCCGTCGCCACCGGTGGTGACGTCGTTGAGCGCGTTGCGCAGCGCGGTGAGCGCGCCGCCGAACGTGTCGCGTGCCGCCTTCGCCGCGCCGCCGTAGGACTCCTCGAGGATGTCGAGGATCATGCGCTGCGCTTCGGCCTCGCGCCCGGCAGCCACCATCGCGTCGATGGTGTCGCGCACGTCCTTGGTGAACGCCGCACCGAAGCCCTGCTGCGCCAGCGCTGCGGCAGCCTTGGCCGGCGATTCGAGCGCGCGGCCGATTGTCTCGGCGGATTGCGTGACGCTGATGCCCAGGCGCGCGGACTGGTCGATGACCGCCTGCATTGCCCGGGGAATGTTTTCGCCCAGGATGCCGCTGTAGGACAGCAGGCGCGTCTGCGCTTCGACAATCTCGCCACCGCTGAAGGTGGACACCGCGGACAGGCCCTCGGCCATGCCGAGCAGCTGCTCGCGGTTGTAGCCGGCCGCGGCGCCCGTGCTCTGCAGAATGGCGTCGAGCTGCGCCAGCTCGCGCTGCGCCTGGATGGTGTTGCGGATGGTCAGTGCCAGCACGCCGACGAGCGCGGTACCGATCACCGCGCCCGCCGCCGCGGCGCCGGCCTGATAGCGCTTCCAGTCGGTGGCGGTGAGATCGTCCTTGACCTGTGCCAGCAGTTCGCCGTGCTGCTTCTGGGTGATCAGCCCGGCCTTCTGCGCGGCCTCCAGCACGGCCACGTCGCGGGCGTACTGTCGCGTGCGGCTGCCGGCCTTGTCGACGCGGTCGGCCACCTGCAGCAGTTCTTGCCCCACGCCTTCGGCGGCCTTGCGCGCCTGCTCGCCGCGCTGCGCAAGATTGCCGAACGCGGCGTTGACCTTGCCGTCGCCGTCGACCTCGAACTGCACGCGAAAGCTGGTGGTGCGGCTACTCATCCGGGCGCGCCTGCGCCTGCAACTCGATGTGCGCCGCTACGTAGGCCCGCTCGATCACCTGCACGCCTTCGAACACGGCGCGCATGTCGGCAGCGGAAATGCCATGGGTTCGGCCAAACTGCCGCAAAGGGATCTGACAGTCGGCATACCGCAGGCCAGTGGGAATGCCGCTGGCCGCATACGACCATTGCGTCATGCAGGTGGAGAACGCTGCGGCTGGCTGCACCGAGCGCGGCAACAAACGCGGCTGCGTGCAGTCGTCGCAGATGGCCGGACAGGACCGGCAGGCCTCCGACGTGAACGTATCGCCGTGCAGGTTCTCGAAATCCCACAGCCGCTCCCCGTTCTTCAGGCCTGGACCCGCGCCGGCAATCCAGCGGGCCCAGGCAATGAGTTTTTTGAGACACCGTCCCGGCTCGCCGTCAGCAGTGCATCGCGCACGGCCACGAAGAACGGCCGGTGCTGCAGCAGGGCTTCCAGCTTCCCGGGGGTAAAGGGTTCGGGCTGCTCGGCGTCGTCCACCACGTCGCGCCAGTCGGTCACGCGCTTGAGCAGGTCGGCGCGGCTTTCCAGCTTCGCGGCCTGCGTGGCGGCGAGCAGCTTGACCACCGCATCGGCCTGTTCGCGGATCTGCGTGGCTTCGTCGATCGGCGACGCATCGCCCTCGCCCGCCGGCGGCTTCGCCAGGTCACGCGTGATTTGTTCCACGGTGTGCGTCAGCGCCGCATGCTCACGCGCATCCAGCTCTTCGTCGGTCATCAGCTGGAACAGCAGGTGGATGGTGACGGGGTCGCCGCCATCCTCGTTGCCGTAGGGCAGTTCGACGGGCCACCACACGCGGCCGAGGTGTGCGAATCGGAACATGCAGGCGCCCTCAGATGACCGCGCGCGGCGACTTGAGCACGGCGGTCACGCCGACCTCGCCGTTCTCGGGGCGGTAGGCGCGGAAGCTGAAGGCCTGCTTCAACCCACGCGGGCCGGTGACGCCCGGTACCGGTGCGACCAGTGCGCTGAGCGGGACGTTGAGCGTCAGCTCCTCGTTGCCCACGGTGCCGGCGCCGCTGCCGCGACGCATGCGGATGCGCAGCGCCAGCGACTGGTCGGCCTGCGCCTTGAGCAGCAGCGCGGCGGTGTCGAACTGCGCCACGCCGTCGCCGCTGATCCGCACCTGGCCTTCGGGCAGATCGTGGCGCTGGCCGCCGTCGTTGAGGCAGAACAGATCCGTGTCGAGATCGTTGTCCCAGTTGATGTTCAGCGTTTCGACGCAGACTTCCGTGGCGCCTTCGTCCAGCACCAGCGTCAGGCCGGACAGCACGAACGCCTTGTGCCCGTAGTCCTCGGGCGTGTCGTCGAGCGGCAGTGCGGGCAGCGCGACCTTGCGGGCGCCCACCAGGTTGTAGTTCACCGTCTGGTGCGGGCCGCCGGTGGTGAACGCGAACGCGGCCGAGCCGATGCGCACGTCCTGGTCGCGGGCGATGCGGCCGGTGCCGGCGATGCGATCGCCAAAGTCACGTTCGATCAGCAGCGCGGGCGGGATGGCCTGCGCGCCGTTGCCCACCGCAAAGGTGTGCGTGTACGCGCCTGCGGCGCCGGTGGTGACCGGCGCACCGATCAGGTGCTTGAGCCAGAAGCCGATGCTGGTGCCGATGATGGCGGTGGCGGTACCGGTGGGATCGAAGCGGCCTTCGTCGCCCTTCTGTTCACCGCGGTAGCCGCTGCCCAGCGTGGGGTCCGGCTCGAGGTTGGGCTCACCTCCGAAGGCGAGCGTGCTGAGATACAGCACCTCGCCAGCCGCAGGATCGGGCACGGCGCCGAACGCCGACTGCGTGAAACCGGTGAAGCGCGTCAGCGCACCGGTGGCGTTCTTGCCCATGGCTCAGCTCTCCTGCGTGGTGGAGCCGCCGCCGGCACCGTCCGCTGTGGCGGAGTGAGCGGTGTCGGTGACGTCGGCGGCGATCTGGAAGCCGCGCGCGCGCAGGCGCTCGGCGGATGCGGGGGTGACGGCGTAGGTCACGCCGGGCACGTAGTCGCCCACGCGCAGCAGGCCCGGGCGTGCGCCGACGGGCAGCACCACGCGCACGGTGGGCTCGACGGGTGCTGCGGCGATCATCTTGTTGGCGTCAACAACTTGATCGGCCGGCGGCGTGGCGCGCGATGCGCGCGGCGGCTTTGTGGGTGTGCTGGTCATCAGTCGGGGTCCCGGTCGATAGTGGTGTGGGCGCGCAGCGTCAGCGTCTGCACGTGGGTCGGGTGGCGGTAGCTGCGGTCGTTGAGCACGCCGACGGCGTAGATCAGCGAGGCATCGCCCAGGCCGGGGTTGCGCAGCAGCAGGCGTACGACGGCGGGCACGATGCCCTTGCGCTGCGTGAGCGCGCGCGGGTAGTCCTGCTGGTGCCAGACCAGGCTGATGTCGATCTCGTCCAGCCAGTCCTGCTGCGTGCTGTTGAGCACCAGGCCATTGAGGTCGCCACCATCGTTGGACGCGCTGGCGCCCTGCGAATCGCCCGGCTCGATCAACCAGCACGGGTAGTGCTCTTGCCCCAGCTGGTCGAAGCGGCGGTTGCCTTCCAGCACCTTGGGCACCGCGGTCGGCGTGCGGCCAAGCGCAAGCGCCTGCATGTCCGCAATGAATTCGGAATCGGATTTCAGCGCCTCTGCAAGCGCGGCGAAGACGGCGGCGCTCATCGACGCGGCGCCTTCGTGGTGAAGCCGTTGGTGTTGATGAACTGCTGCTCCCACGTGTTGTGGGCTTCGTCCAGATCCAGCTTGTCGAACGCGTCACTGAAATACGGGCGCGCGGGAATCGGCCGGGCGTTTGGGTTGCCGTAGGGCTGGTAGCCCTCGTGGATGGCGCGGGCGTAGTTCGACTCGTTGAACACGGCCGCGCTGCGATCGCTCACGCGAATGCCGAACGCGCCGCGGAACTTGCCGCTGACCACGGGAATCGGGTAGTCGCCGGGCGCGCTGCCGCCTTTCGACAGATCCAGCGCATGCCCTTCCAGCCGCGTGGCGAGGATGCGCAGCAACGCCTTGCGGGCGGCCGGGATCTGCGTGCGGGCATCGCTGCCCCAGCGGCTCAGGCCGCCGTCGCTGATCGTCATCCGCATCGCGCACCTCGCGTAGACACGAACGGCCCGGTCACCACATGGGTCATCACGACGGCGCTGCCGGGGGAGCGGTCGCCCAGCGCGAGGCAGATGTAGGACTCGGCACACTCCATCGCGCGCTCGGCCTGCGCCTCGTACTCGCGACGGTTGAGGTAGGACATATCGTCGCGGCTGGTGGCCGCGTTGCTGTCGATGAAGCCGGCACGGCGGTTCCACAACTGCGCCGACACCCAGCACAACTCCGCCGCGCGCAGGTGTTCGAACAGCGCCGACGGCGCCACCACGTCCACGTAGCCGGCACCGAAGCGGCCGATCGCCCACGCAGATGCGCGGACCAGCAGGCGGTCGAGGTAACCGCCCTCTTCCGCCCAGCTGTCGTTCTCGCGTTCGTCAGGCGTGCCGAACTGCTCCTGGCGGAAGCCAGCGTCGGTGATGTCCTGAATGGTCGCCTTGGCCGCCATGGCTGCGGCGGCCCCTTGCGGGGCCGCCTGTCCCGTCAGCCGAACAGAACGCGGCGAACCTGCGACGTGTCGGCCACGATCGCGTTGTACTGCTCCGTGCCCACCATGTCGTCGGCCTGCTTGTAGATATCGCGGTTCTCTTCGACCTGCAGGTCCTGCCACACGCCGCGCGCGATCTTGCGGCCCGGCAGCACCAGGTAGTAACCGGCATCGTCGGCGGCCACGTGGCTGGTGGCGATGACGCCGGCGATCTGCGCGATCAGCGGCTCGCCACCGTGGTAACCGGCGATCAGGCTGCCGCGGGTGACTTCCAGCATGCGGCTGATGTAGCCCACCTTCTCCGGGCTGGTGACGATCCACAGCGGCGTGGAGGCGCTGACCGCCGTGCCCTTGCCCTGCTGCGCGCGGTAGATGGACGCCGCGGCGGCGTTGAGGGTTTCTGTGCCGAAGTCGTCGCCCGCGATGTGGGCGAAGTTGATGCCGCTGCCCAGGCCGGTGAACAGGCCGTAGTGGTTCGCGGCCTTCTGGTCCCACGCCTGCGTGCGGAAGCCCAGCGTGACGTCGGCGACGGTCCACCACTTGTTGTAGCGCAGCCAGTCGTCCTGGATGCCGATGCCGGCGCCGTACTTGACGTACTTCACCTGCAGCTCGGTCTCGGCCGGCACGCGGGCGATCTCGATCTTCTCGCCCGGGGCGCGCTGCTTGAACTGCACCGGGAACTCGCCGGTGTAGATCTCGAACGCGTCCTGGTTGCCGCCGCGCATGTCCACCAGGCGGAACAGGTTGGTCCACGCCAGATCGATCTCGGCCAGGCCGGTGTGGAACCACTGGTCGATGCGTGCCGCCACGTTGCTGCTCTGCGGCGTGTCAGTGGCCGTGGGGTACTTCACCCGCAGCGCGGACTTCACCGCGTCGAGGTTCGGCAGCGCCGGGCGTGCGCCGGCGGCACTGGTCACCGTGACGCGCGCATCGTTGGCGGCCTTGCCACCGGCCATGTCGAGGAACATGCCCGGCAGCGACAGCTCGAGGTTGACCGCCGCGGCCAGCGCCTTGCGCTGCTGTTCGGTCTGCATGGGAAGACTCGCGAGCGCGTGGAACTTGGCGACAGCGGACATATCGATCTCCGGAGAAAAGGGTGCGTGCGCGCGCCGGTCAGGCCGGCGGCGTGAAGTGGGTGTTGAAGGCGACCAGCGGGCTCACCAGCACGCCGGCCGCTTTGGGCTGCAGGGCGTAACCGAAGAACGCATTGCTGGCGGCGGTCTTGGTCAGCGCGCCGGCGCCGGCCGCGGCGTAGTAGATCGGGTCGTTGACGGCCCACACCTCGGTGGTGGCGGTGGCGTCGTTGACTTCCGTCTCGTAGACGAACGCGTTGTGCACGTTCGCCGCCGCAGTGTTGGCGGGGATCATCAGCTTCCCGTTGATGACGATCGGCGTGCGCGCGGTGGTGGCCGCGGTGTGCGCAAAGCCGATCGACTTGACGAGTTCGCTGGGGCTGGCGATGTTGAGGCGCATCTGCGTGACTCCGGAATGGGGAAAGGCGCGCGGCAATCAGCCGAACGCGGGGTTCTCGGCGAACTCGCCGGTGGGCGCCGGCTCCTGGCCGCGGTGCGCGCCGGAAGGCGGCATGCGCCCGCCCTTGGTGGCCTGCGCTTCGAGGCGCTTGGCGCGGCCCTGCAGGCGCGTGAGCGGGTCACCGGCGTAGATCGCCTTGGCGGCAGCCACCGACTCGTCGTCGTCGTCGCACAGGCCCAGCTGGCGCTCCTGCTTGACGATGGTGTCTATCAGCTCGTCGCGGTACACCGCGGCGGCCTTGACCGAGGCGGCCAGGTCGTCCGGCTTGTCGATCAGCGCGGCGTTGTCGCCCAGCGCCTTGCGCAGGCCCAGCACGATGTCGTGCGACGGCTTGGCCTGGTCCAGCTCGGCCTGCAGCGCGGTGGCCTTGGTCTCGGCGGTGGTGCGTGCCGACTTCTCGGCCTGGTACTGCTCTTCGGTCGGCATGGTGCGATCCTCGGTTCGGTTTGCGTGTTTGATGGCGCGTGCGCCGGGTTGTGCGCCCAGCCAGACGAGCGAGCCTTCGCTCGCTTCGCCGGGGCTGGTGAGCCGCCAGATGTTGAGTTCGATTCCGTTGACGTCGACGACGCGCTCGGAATCCTTGTAGGTGAAGCCGATGGAGACATCGCCGACCACACCAGCGTCGATCTCGTCCAGCAGATCGGCATTGCCGGTGGTACGCACGAGATAGGCATCGGCCATCAGCACCACGCCGGTCTCGACGCCTGGCGGGAACTTCAACCCCGGCTCGCGCAGCAACGCGCGCGCTTCGTCCAGGCTCATGCGTTCGAGCTTTGCACCGAACCAGCGGCCCTTGCCCGGGCCGCTATCGCCATCCCAGCCGGTCGGGTGCTTGATGAAAAGACCCTTGCCCGGAAGCGTGCGTGCGAAGTCCGCCAGTAGCGCTTCGTCGAAGCACTCGTTGTCGCGATCGATGCCGTTGTGCGCCAGTGCGAACGTGCGCACGTACAGCTTCTCCGCCGGAATCTCGGCGAGGGTGTACTGCGCGATCGCGGTCATCTGCACGTCAGTCGCCGTTCCCGACGACTTGACGCGGACAGACAGCGACTTGTGGCGCGTTGTGCCGCTCACTTCTCGCGCACCGCCTGGGCTGGCTTGATGTGGTGGCGGCGCCACTCGGCCTGCGGAATGGTGATCGGGCCGTCGTAGTCCGCGGCCTGCCACGCGGGGGTAGCGTCGGTCGCGGCGGCCGTGGCCGGCTGCGAGTCCGCGGCAGGCTGCTGTGCAGGGCTGCGTAGCTTGTCGGAGGCTTTGGCCGCAGCTGCGGCCTTCTCGGCCGCCTTGCGCTGCGCCGGGGTCTGCGCCTTCTGCGCGGCCGCCGCTTCGGTCTCGGTGCGCGCGCCGGTCTTCGGCAGCGCGTCGATGGCCTTGTCGATCGCGTCGATCACCGCCTGCCGCGGCTTCGCGTCAGCGGCTTCCGCCTCACGCAGTGCGGCCAGCTTCCCGGGCTCGACAGCGGGCAGCAGTTCGATCAGCTCCGCCGACGGCAGATTGCGGATCTCTTCGAGGTCGTGGTGTTCGGTCATGTCCTGCTCCGTTCGACGGCCCGGCAAGCGCGCGGGCGGGATCGTATGGAGGGACTTTGTCGGGCGACGCCGCTAGCGTCGCCCCCTGTACTGACGCATCGCGCTACACGCGTGCGCGCACCGAGCAGCGGCAGTTCGGATGCGAGTCGCGCAGTGGAGGCGGTCTCTTACGGCCGCGACGCTGACCCCACGAGTTCAACTCATGCCCGCTGGTTGACAATAGGCACTATGTGCCTATAATGGCGCCATGGCCAGCCACTCCGGCGGGGCGAAACAAAGAGATCGAAATGCTCCTCACCATCAGCGCCCAGCGATACATCGACGACGCCACCGTTGCAGCCAAGCTGGACGCCGAGGATTTCACCGTAAGCGTATCTCCTGAGTTCTTTGTCGTCGGTTGGGGCGCTGTGCGCGTCATCACAGACGGTCATCACTCGCTCGCCGCCGCTAAGGTTGCTGGCGTCGAGCCGGAGTGGATCACGCAGGACGCACGCGACAACGACACGATCGCCATGCTGGACAAGGGGCTGATTGAGGATTTCCTCCTCACCCACCGCATCGATAGCGACTACTACGACGTTGCAACCGGCGCCGACCTGTGACGCCCGACGCATCCAAGCACGACCCTCGCCCCGACTACCTGCGGGCGCTGCTGGAGCAGGCCGGCGTGACGCAACGCGAGGCCGCGCGCCGCATCGGGATATCCGAGAGGCTGATGCGCTATTACCTCGCGCCCGAAGCATCGACAGACCGGCGCAGCGCGCCCTACCCGGTCCAGTACGCGCTGGAGCGATTGCAGGCCTGAACCGCGAAGTGCAGCGCTTGCCAGCGCAACGGCTGCGGGCGTCACACCCTCGCGCGCACCGAGCAGCGGCAGTTCGGATGCGAGTCGCGCAGCGGAATCGGCGATGATGCGTCGTCGATGTCGTACGGGCCGAGTGCGGCGAGATCGAGGCAGATGCGCGACACCCGGCCGTCTTCGCTGGTCTCGTAGTCGTACTCGGTGACGCCGGCTTCGCGGTAGCCGTCCAGCTTGCCCTCCGCCTGCGCCCAGGTGACTTCGCTGCGCGCCAGGCGGCGCCAGTTGTCTTCGCCACCGCCGAAACGGCGCTGCAGATCGGCGGCGACGTGCGCGGGGTTCTGGCCGTCGTAGCCGCCCGACGTCAGCAGCCCGACGATGTTCTGCTCATAGCGCCGCGACAGGCCACCACGCACGAGCTCCAGCCCCTGCTCGGCGTAGTGCTGTTGCATCACCGCGCGGCGCTCGGCGATGGCGGCTTGCACTTCGGGCGAGTCGAATCCGGAAAGCAGTTCCAGCCCCGCGTTCGCGATGCCGCGGTTCCATGCGCCGAACTGCGCCGACAGCAGCGATCCGGACAGACTGGTCACCGCGCCGGCTTCCAGCGCCAGCAGTTGCGCAAGCGTGGCGCGGTCGAAGATGAATTCCAGCAGATCCTCGCCGGACTTGCGCGAGGCGCCCTTCGCGTAGCTGGAGAGGCCGACCGCGCGCAGCGTGGCATCGCGCAGGTCGCGCCAGGTGTCGATCATCTCGGTGATCGCGGTGGCTTCCAGTTCCGGCAGCGCGGGATCGGCTTCCGCTCGCGGTTCGCCGTCGTCGTCGCTGGCGGCCTTGCGCGCCTTCGATCGCGACGGCGCGCGGCTGGTGCGTAGGTTGTTGTCCAGGCCGCGCGGCGTGGCGTCGGTGGGGTCGCCGCTCTCGCCGCGCATCATGCGCGCCTGCTCGCGCAGGAACTCGGCCTGGGCGCGCTTCACTTCGTCGTGCAGGTTGGGCAGGTGCTGCACCAGCTTCCAGTCGCCCGGCTTCCAGGTGATGCCGCGCCCCCGCAGCATGGCCTCGACCGGGCGGCTCAGGCCCGGCAGGCGCCGGGCAAAGCGGGTCTTGGCGTCCTGGATGACCAGTTCGGCCTGCGGCTCGGCGATGCCAGCGGCCTGTGCCCAGCTGATGCCCAGCATCCACGCGGGAATGCCGAACGCGGCGACGATCTGCTCGATCATGTGCCGGGCCGGCATCTCGATCGCCATGGCCTCGCCGACGGCGCCGATGACGTCGATGGTGATCTCGTCGTCCTTGCCCACGCCGGTGGCGAGGTCGACGCTGTTGCCGTGCGCCTTGGCTGCCATGGAGCGGCCCAGCTCCATCGCGATGTTGCTGGCGCGCTTGTTGGCCTCGACGAAGTCGACGTTGCGGTTGGCGGTCTTGTAACCCACGTGGAACGACGGATCGCCGAAGCGCTCCCACAGCCGCGCGGTGGAGTTCTGCATGCGCAGCAGGATCTGCGCGACGAACGGCAGGCTGCGCAGCACGCTGGTGCCGTAGGGGTTGTCGGCCTCGGGCCGGTGCACGGCGAACATGCACTGCGACGCGTCCAGCTCCACGCATCCGATGCCGACCAGCGCCGCCATCATGTCGCGCGCGCAGGCATTGCCGCGCAGGATCTGCTCCACGTTGCCCAGGCCATCCGCGCGGCGGTCACCGCGGCGGCTGGGCGGCCGGTAGAACGTGTGCAGCTGCGATTCGCCGCGCACGAAGCCGATGCCCTTGCTGTCCGCCACGCGCAGGCCGATCACCTCGCGGCCCTTGCCGTCGAACACGAACTCGGCGACGCCGATGCCCTGCTCGTACAGTTCCTCGCCCTGCGAGGCGTACATCGCCTGGAAGCCGGTTTCCAGATCGTTGACCGGGACGTTCTGCATCCAGTCGTCGATGATCCCGGTGATGCGGTCGTTGCCGCCCTCCACGCCGATGATGCCGTCCAGCGTGACCAGGCGGCTGATGCCGCCGTCGAGCATGGGGATGGCCTCTTTCAGCGCTTCGTACAGGTGCGGGTTGACCGCCCGCGGCTCCCATGCGGCGAGCTCCTTGTGCCACACGCCCATCGACGTCGACTCGCGCGTGACGGCCGCGATCGCGCCGCCCTGGTTGTGGGTGGCGGCAGCGGACTTGCCGCGGAACCAGCTGGCGGGATTGAGGTTCATTTGGTCTTTTCCAGATGCATCGCAGCGCGAATCGCCGCGCGCATGTCGGTGAGGTTGGCTTCGACGCAGACGGTGGGCAGCAGCACCTGGCCGGTGGTGGTGTCCGTGTCTGCCAGCCAGTCGAGCAACACTTTGTCGGCCTGCCAAGCGTCGAATGCGGCGCGGGCGGCCTGCTCGCTGGATTGGAAGCTGATGCGCCAGGCTTCGAAGGTCATGCACGGCGTCTCTGCTGGTAGTAGAGCGCCGACCGAAGCGTGTTCTCGTTGATCTGAAGGCGCCGCGCAATCCAGCGCGGCCCGAACCCCTGGTCGTGCAACTGGCGGGCGTTCTCGATCGCGGACTCGGTGTAGCGCGTCATCGGATGCGCATCTCCAAACTTGGCGAGCGACAGCCCGAGTGCACGCGCGCGGTGCTTGACCGAATCCGGGGATCGCCCAATCTGCAGTGCGATATCAGCGCTAGAAAGGCGGGGCGCGAGATCGCGTAGGCGCCGGTCCTCGTCGCGCGTCCACGCTCGACCGGCCATCACGCCACCCGCCTCTGCACAGACCCCACCGCAAACACGTCGTGCGCGACGCCGTCATCGGTCAGCGAACGCAGCCGCCGCAGCATCTGCTGCCGGCGCGCGTCGGGAATGTGGTCGTCCTGCTTGCTGTAGATCGGCCACTTCGCACCCGGCCGCGCGGTCTGCGTGGCCATGGCGTTGAGCACCTCGTTGTCGTAGGCCATCGCGTAGCCGCCTGACTGCATGCGGGCGCTGATGCACTGGGTGGCCCAGTGCTTGGCGGGGGCGTGGGTGGTCTTGCGCTCGCCGGTGCGGGTGTCGTCTTCCTCCAGCGCCTCGCCGTCCTCGCCCACGCAGTCGACGTTCTGCTGGAAGTGGAATCCGATCATTCGGTCTTCGAACGCGCAGGCGGCGAAGCGGTCGACGTTGATCAGATTTTTGACCACCGTTGTGCCGGCGCTGCCGAGGTCGGCGCCCCAGAACGGCAGGTGGTTGAACAGCCCGTCGAGTGCCGCGATCAGTTCTTCCTGCAGGTGGTACGGGAAGCCCTTTGCGTGGATACGCACGCGGTCGTGCAGCACCGTGCCCACTTCCTCGCTGAGGATGATCTCGGTGGGATCGTTGCGCTCGCCGAGGTCGGCGCCGGCCCAGAACACACCCTGCCCCGCGCCCGGCACATGCGTGCGCAGGATGTCGCGGAACGCCTTGCGACGGCCGGCGTCATCGCCGCGCAGGATGTCGTGCAGCGGAATGCTCTTGTCCTGGTGCCATTCGTACTCGCCGACCTTGCGGCCTTCGTTGAGCACCAGCTTCACGCCGCGCACGTCGATGGTCAGGGTGTCGGCTTCGGCATCGGCGTGCAGCTTGATGACGCGGTAGCCGGGCATATCGACCACGTTGGGCAGCATCACTGCCCATGGCCACACGGGGTTCTCGGACTGGCCATGTTCGCCCAGCACGTTGCGCTGGAAGCCGGGGGTGTTGCGTCCGCCGAACCGGCGGATCATGTCAGCCTCGCGCTTCTCGTTCCAGAACGGCGCGGGCTTCATCGTCTGCTGCCAGCGGAACAGGCGGAAGCCGTCTTTCTCCGGCGGCAGGTTGAGCTGCGCCGTCTGCGTGAGACGGAAATACGGCGTGCTGCGATCGCCGTCCGGCACCGAGTACACGCGCGAGCGGCAGCCGGGTTTCAGCGCACGCCAGAATTCGCTGAAGATCACTTCCGTCTTGACCTTCGCGCCTTCGTCGAACAGCCCGAACCCGTTGACGTGCACGCCGCGGAACGCCTCGCCGTCGTGACCGCCCGGGCGGTAGTAGGTGCGCGCGATGCTGGGCCGGTCCGGGTTGATCGGATTGGGCGCCAGGAACCGGTGCATCGTGTGCGGGGTCTTCTTCGGCTTCATCCAGAAGTGCTGGATCAGCGTCTTGCTGCTGTGCCCGTCCGACGCGCCGAACTGCTCCTCGATCGCCATGATGATTTCGTCGAGGTGGGTCTGCTGCGGCGCGGCCACCAGCGACCACGGGTTGGCCACGCGCCCGCCCATCGACGTGCAGCCGGCCCACGCCACCAGCGCGATGATCTCGCGCGTCTTGCCGCACTCGGCCCCGTCCTGGTGCACCACGTCCTGGTCCCACGCCAGCATGCTCGGCCGCTGGTAGTCCCAGAACTTGTAGGGCTCGCCGCTGTCCGGCTCGAACAGATAGGTTTCGGCCCAGCGCAGCGGACACTCGAAGGTGAAGACCAGCAGCGCTTCGTCGATGGTGATGCCGTAATCGCCCCGCTCCAGCGCCCGCCAGCCCCAACCGCGCTCGGCCATCCACGCGTCGAACTGGTCGACGTCGTACACGCCGCGGTCGCGCATCTGCGCGCCGACGAGATCGACTTTGAGGACAGGGCGGGTCATGATTCTTGGTCCGGGTCAGGCTGGCTTTCGATCTGCGCTACCAACGCCTTCACCGCGGACACCACATCAGCAACCTCGAATTCTCGGCGCGAGTCCCCGACAGCCGATTTGATGGCGTGGATTGCCATCTCCCATCGGTCCTTTCGGACGATTGCACCGTCTGACCGGAACTCGTAGTCGGAAGGCTCTCCCTCCGCGAACTTAGGGTGCCGAAGGTCGCGCTCCGTGACTTCCCTCATGAGCCTTCCCCGTGCTCGGCTTGGAACGATCGCAGCAGCGCGGCGTCCGGATGGCGGTAGTTGCCCATCCAATCCGGCATCGGTGCGAAGCGTGTATCGATGCGCACGTTGACGCTGATCGAGTATTCGCGCGGCAGGTTTCGGTAGGTCTCGTCGAACTGTTCGAGCAGGCAGGCCATGTCGCGCTGCCAATCGTCCGGCATGGCGTGCATCAGCGATCGCGGTAGCGTGAGCCAGGCGGCGCGCGACAGGCCGAACCAGCCCCACAGGGCGTCGTATCCGCGACGCGTTGATCCGTTCGCGGCCATCAGCCCTCCCCGTGTTCGATGACGCGCCCGGGCCGCTTCGCGAGCCCGGCGCGCTGGAATATCCCGCCCAGTGCCTGCTGCATGGCGTCGGCGTTGTCGGTCTCGACCTTCGCGCGGCTCTGCGCCTGCGGCGTCGCCAGCGCTTCAGGCAGGCTGATGCCCAGCACCTCGAGCGTCTTGAGCACGATGGGCCAGCCGGGATTGGGCACGTACTTGCCCATGACCTCGCTGCCGTCGGCGCGCGTGACCACCACGCCCTCCGCGGTGACCATCGGGATTCCGATCATCGGGCCGAGGCTGGTGACCTGCGTTTTGAGGTCGTGGAGCATCTGCAACGTGCTCGCGATCTCGGACGCCATCATGGCGCCGACGCCGGTCATCGACTTGTTCTCGACGGCATCGATCACCGCGGCGAAGGCCTGCACGTAGACCTGCTTGTCGAGGCAGTTGCCGCCAGCCTGGGTGAGTCCGTCATCGACCAGACCGCAGGGAAACTTCGGGCAGGTGCTCAGACACGGCTTGCCGGTCGCGCCGATCAGCGCACCCATGCCGTTGTCGAAGTGCGCGCGATGCACAGCGCTGTTGAGCCCGTGCTTCCACGCGTTTTTGCTGCTGCGCGCCTTGCCTTCGTCGGTCTTCGGACCCGTGGAATGCTGGGCGGCATTGCGGCGTTGCGCCAGCTCACGGTCGGTGAGCGGGCGCTTGGGCGCAGGCGGGTTGGCGGGCGTGTCGGTCACGGGCACGGTTCTACCGACTCGCGGCGCCAGTCGCGCCCCCTGTTCTGACCACCGCGCTCACCGTGGCCCTGGAGACGCCCAGCAGCGCTGCGATGTCGACGATGGCCCAGTCGGGCCGGGTGCACAGCGTGAGGATCAGCTCGTCGCGCTCGCAGCGCCACAGGCGGCGGAAGAACCGGTGCCGCACGGGCAGCTTCGCCTTCTCGCCGCCCAGTTCGTCGAGCAGGATGGCGAAGGCCTGCGCGCCGGCCACGTCGCCGAGGTCGCGCATCAGCCGGTGGGCGACGTGGATGTACGGCGCCATCGGGTTGGCCTTGCGCAGCTGGTCCACCTCGAACGCGGTGGGCGCCTGGCCGCGGTCGCTGAAGTCGATGCCGTCAATCACTGGTGAGTTCCCCTGCTGCCATGCGCGCCCAGAGCGGGCGGCCGGTCGGTTTGGTGCCGAGCACGCTGTGCTGGCGGTCGGCGTTGAGCCGCGTCTTGCGGGCGCGCTCGGAGACGGCGAGGTAGCGGCGCGTGGTCTCGATGGACTCGTGGCCCATGAGCGCCCGGATGGTCTCGATGTCGGCGCCGTCGTCGTAGAGCTGCGTGGCGAAGGTCACGCGGAACCGGTGGATGCCCCACTCGCGCAGCTTCGCGGCCTTGGCGTACTTGCCCAGCAGCGCCTCGTGGCCGTCGACGGTGAGCTGGGCGCCGCGGTTCGGCCCGGCAAAGGCGACGAACAGCGCGTCGGGGTCGAAGTCGTACGGCAGGCCCTGGCGCTCCTCCAGCCAGTCCTGCAGCGTCTGCACGACCGGGCCTTCGAACGGCACGTCGCGTTCCTTGGCGCCCTTGCCGTTGACGCGCACCACGCCGCGGCGGCCGCTGAACTCGATGTCGCCCAGCCGCAGCGAGGCCAACTCCTCGCGGCGCAGGCCGGTGGTGAGCAGCAGCAGGACGATCGCGCGGTCACGGCGCTGGCTGCGTGGCACGCCTTGGTCGATGGCGCGGAACAGCGCCCGCAGGTGCTCGGTGGTGTATTTCTTCGGCGGCTTGGGCTTGCTGCGCGGGTGGCGCAGATCCGCGGTGGGGTTGTCCTCGGCCAGGCCGCGGCTACGGCGCCAGTCGTAGAAATTCCGCAGCGCCATGATCTGCTGCTTGCGCCAGCTGGCGCCGTTGCCGCAGCTGATCGCCAACCACCGCGCCCAGCGTTCGAAGTCCGCCAGCTTCGCCTGGCGGAAGTCGACGCCCTCGCCGGCCGCCCATTTCAGGAACCGGCCGATGGTCCGGGCGTAGGACTGGCCCGTTGTCGACGGCCTCGACCCGGTGTCGAAGACCAGGTGCGCCAGCCACAGCCACAGCTCGGCCAGCGAAGCCGGCGGCAGATGCATCGCCTCGACCCGCGTCATCACCTCGCGGAACCGCCGGTCGGTTGCGATCAGGTGCGCCCGGTGCTCGGGCAGCGCCAGCCCGTTGGGCAGCGGCGCCAGCGCCGCCAGCACCGCCGCCGGCAGCGGCGCAACGTCCGCGGCGTTCAAGCCGCACCCCCGATCCAGAACGGCCCCTTAGACCCCCTTCCATTTTTCGAGGGGGCAGTAGTTACGAACCTGAACAGATTTGTTAATTCTATGTGAAGGGGGGGTGTCGCCCCGGTCGGGGCGTCCTGCCACGGACCCTTATGGATCAATGACTTACGACGCCCCCCCACCCCTCCGCTGCCCGCTTCGTTCTGTCTCACTAGGTGGTGAGACTGGGCAGAGGCGCCAGCGGTTCGACCGGCCGCATCGCGGTCGTGGCGCGGCTTCGCGCCCTGTCGTTCCTGTTGCCACTGCACCAGTGCAACAACCGTGTTTGCGCGGCATTCGTTGATGCGGCGAATCACGAGACAGCCTCCGCGCTTGCGCCCTGGCGGAGTTCGCGCTGCTGATCACGCAGCGCGGCGATGCGCCTGTCGCGCTCATCGGCATCGATGTGGCCGAGCTTGTCGCACAGGTGACGGACGTCGTAGACCTGGTCTTCCAGCTTCGCGATCTGCTTCGCCCGTTCGGCCTCGGCGGGATCGACTGGCTTGATCGGTACGACCGTCGACGGCTGGCCGCGAATGATCTCGGCTGCATCCGTTCGTTTGCCCAGTGCACGCGTGACCAGGTAGCTGATCGGCTTCCCGATCTTGCCGGCCGCAGCGCCCTGCAGTTCTGCCACGGTGACGCCCTGCTCTGCTGCCAGCCTGACGTCAGGGCTTCCGCTGCTGCATTCGCTGTAACCCATTGCCTGCAGCGCGAGCGCCAAGGCGCTGGCCAGCTCAGAGTTCTTGGCGCTCGCAGGTGATGTATCTGGGGTAGGAGCTTTTCGTGTGGCGTGTGGCGTGTGGAGAGCTTCACCAGAGTGGGTATGCCGACGGGTGGACCCGCTGGGTGTACCCGTCGGGTCACCGGCTGGGTTCTTCTTGGGTTTGTTCTTCGCGCCGTTCACACGCGCCGTCTGGATGCGCTTCTGGGCCTTGGCGATCTCGGTGTCGGCCCGGCTGTTGTGCCGCAGGCCGTCCTCATCGTCGATCGGGAAGTAGCGGTCGGCGACCTTCACCACCGCCGCCTTGTCCGCAGCGCTGACCGCGCTGACGATCACGAACAGTTCGCCATGGGCCGCCGGCAGCGGCTCCTCTTCACCGTAGTACGCCATCAGCAGGCGCAGATAGGCGCCGTGCTCGAGCATCGTCAGGCGCGACGTGTCGCGCAGGTAGTCGCCGGGATAGAGCTCGAAGTAGTTCATGCGGCCGCCTTCAGGAAGGTCAGCCAATGAGTTCCGGCCCGCTTGCCGGACGTGTGCCCGAACAGCGGCAGCTCAGGCGTCAGCGCCAGAATTTCGCGCAGCGGGATCTGCACCTCTGCCCACTTGAAGATCAGCGTCCCTTCGGGCTTCAGTACACGGAAGCACTCCGCGAAGCCTGCACTCAGATCGTTCTGCCAATCAGCGCCCAGCTTCCCGTACTTGGCGGCCAGCCAACTGCGCGGACCTGCCCGTACCAAATGGGGCGGATCGAAGACAACAAGAGCGAATGCGCCATCAGCGAACGGGAGGCTGCGGAAGTCCAGCAGCGCGTCCGGGTGAATCGACAGTGCACGGGTGCCGTCTTCGCGATGCGTGCGGTCGGTGACAACCAAAGACTCATGCCGGCGGTCGCCGAACATGCAACGCTGGTCATCGCGGTTGAACCACATCATGCGGCTGCCGCAGCAGGGGTCCAGGACCGACGGCGTCGAGGCCGAGACCAGTGTTTCTGGCAGGTCCGCCCTGCCAGGCGCATGCTGCGATCGCGCCTCTGCACTCTGAGCAGACGGCCGGTGATGCGTGTGGATCGAGTCGTTCACCGATTATCCTTCAATCGGCGAAACGCTATTTGAATCAGTCAGTTAGCGCGGCTTTATGCCCGTAAACTAATGTACATTATGTAATTATTGGATCGACTGGGCCGGACCGATAGGTGGCGCCCTGACCGCGGGCGCCACCTCAAAG